TTGAATTTGCGTGAAGGCGTCAACAAACACCTCGTTTTCGATGACCTCCTTGGCGCGATCGCCCAGGTACAGCCGCTGCTCGAGTGTGCTCATGCGTGCATCAGTAGTAGTTCAACGTCTTCCTCGTCGCGCATGTCGCGGAACATGGCGATGAGCGCCAGGTAGTGACGGTTGCGCAGCGCGGCCCGGTAGTTGTCCACCAGCCCGCGCACCTCGGCATAGGCCTGCACCGCCGGCAGGCTGATCTCAGCCACCTCCGCCACTTCATCGGTGGGCGGCTCAACGGCCACCGCCTCGATGGCCTTTTGCTGGCCGAGTGCTTCCACCGCGGCGCGGGCGCTGCCGAACACCAGCAGCTTGTTGTCTTGCTCAACCACAAAGCGCTTCTTGCGCTTGGGTTTGTCGTCGTCGTAGCCGCCGGCAACCGTCGGTGCGACGGGCGTTGCAACAACCGGCAGGCCGCTGAGCGGCAGCGACGAGATGGCGTCAAAGCCGAGCATTTAGAACACGATGGACGTAGAGGCCGACGACGTCGCCGCCGCCACCGTTTCAATAGTGAGCGCCCCAACCGTGGATTCGCCCGTTTCGTCACCATCTTCGTTGTAATTTAATCCAAAGCCCGAATATCCGGCCGATGTAATAGACGAGTCGGTGGTATCAATTATAAGTGAGGCATTCAGATAAACTTTAATGGCTGTGCCATTGACTTCTAGGGAAATAGTAGCCCCAAAATTTTCTGCTTCGACGTTGAACAACAGGGTTTCCACGCCTGACACTCGCTTGCTTAGAGAAACAGAGGCCGGGGTTCCACCACCACTATTATTACCTACAATGCAGGTAACGTAGTAACAGTTTGGGTAGCCAGAATCATTGGCGTCGGCACGGGCATATATTATTACAGGATTGCTATAATTAAACCCCGTATTACCAGAGTACGCAACTACATTGAATTTGGTGTCTGCATAAGTAGCCGAATGAAACGCAGGTACGATATTAAAATTGCCGTTTGGGTTTGCCGTTCCGCCGCCATACGTCATGTCAGCAACAGTAGACACCCACGTTCCGCCGCCAGAACTAGGCGTTTTGCCGTTTACAGAACCTGAGCCAGACCAATTTTCACCAACCAGCAGCGTCATGCCTTTGTTCCCTTGATCAAAACGCTAGGGTTCACGGCCCCTGCGGTGAATGTGACCACGATGCTGTCGCCGGCGTTGACGGTGTTGGCTGATGTTCGCGACACGGCGGTGGTGGTGGTGCCAACCGACTGAGAGCCGCCGCCGATGGCTGTGCCTCCCGTGACGTTGGTGGCGTTGATCTTTACCGTGGCGGTTGCGCTGCCGGACACGCAGATCATGCTGGTCTCGTTGACCGTGAACGCAAACGGCGCCTTGAACAGCACGGTGTAGTCACCCACAACGGTTGTGCCGACCAGCGACCAACAAACGCCGACCGTGGGCTCAAGATACTTCGACGGCGCGGTGCAAAAAACGTCCTGCGTGCCAGTAGCAAAGTCAACCTTGGCGCCCGCTGCGCTGGAGGCCAGCACGGTTGTGCGGGTCAGCGTGGCCGGTGCGGTGAAGGTGCCCGTGCCGACCTCCCATCGCGTGCCTGACTGATCGGCGATGCAGTAGCTCACCAGCGTGCCGGTCGTGAACGCCGTGGCAAACGTCTGGTAGCCAGAGGGCGCGACGTTGGCCAGCGTGACCGTGCCGGTGCCAGGCGCTGCGGTCGTGTCCTTGACCCGGTCTGCGTACATCAGACGATGCCCTCGGCGCGGCCATCAGGCCCGCGAACAATGGTGCGCGGTGCTCGCATCTCGCTCAGCGCCTGCGTGAAGCCGGCCATGGCCGCAGCCAGTGCGTCGTTGGGCTGTGCCATGGGCTCGGCTGGCAGGCTGGACTGAGCCGAGATCTGCGCCACCAGCACCTTGGTCTCAGCGTCAAGCTGAGCCTTGTAGCGGTCGAACTCCAGGCGCTGCGCGTCCATGGCGGCCTTCATCTGCGCCTCTTGGGCCTTCAGCTCAGCGTCCATCTGAGCCCTCAGCTGCTCGCGCTCGGCGTCGCGCTGGTCGTTGGCTGCCTGCACCTCGAGGCTGGCCTGCTGCTCGCGCAGCTTGGCCTCGGACTGCAGCTGGATCTCGGTTTGCTTGAGCTGGGTCTGCGCCTGGAACTTTTGGGCGTCGGCCTGCAGGTCCATCTGCTTGAGCTGGATCGCCATCTGGGCGGCGATCTCTTCGGGGCTGGGCTTGGGCGGCTGAGGCGGGGCCTTGGCGGGGTCGCTGACGAACTTGTCGGGCGACTTGAAGCCCATGGCCTTGATCAGCTCGCACGACGCCTGGTAGATGTTCTCGGGCGTCGTGATGCCGATCTGCAGGCCCTGCTGCTGCAACCCAAGCAGGGCATTGAGGTGGCCGATCTGCTGGTCCTTGTTGCCGGTGCCCAGGCCCACGTTGATCGACACGTCGAAACCATTGCGCCACTCGCGCGGGTCCATGTTGACCCACTCGCCACGCAGGCGGATGACCTGCTCCTTGTCGGTGTACTGACTCGTGAGCTTGAGCATCATGCGAAACAGGTCGCGGAAGCCCTCTGCGAAGTTGCGCGCGATCAGGTCTAGGCGCATGTCAGCGCGGTTGGTCAGCACGTTGACGCCGGTGGCGGTGCTGTTGAGGCTGTCGCCGTCGGTGCCGCTGTTGTAGCGGGTCCAGCCGGTGCTGTCCTCGAGGAAGCCCTGCATGTTTTCCATCATCCCCATGCCGAGCGCTGAGTCACCCACCAGCGGCTCGAGCCGGCCGACGGCGCCGGGTTGCTTGACGCGGACGATGCCGCCTGGCCTGCTGACCAGCAGGTCGTCAAGGTTGACCTGGCCGTCCACCGCGAAGTAGCGGCCGTTGACCGCCAGGTTCTGGCTGTCGAGCATCCCGCGCAGGATGGTGGTCTTGATGCGCTGCGCGTCCATGGCCAGATCGGCCACCGACAGCCCGAAGAACTTGTGCGGCATCGGGATGGGCGTGATGCTCACAAACGGCGCGCAATCGACGATCTCGTTTGCGAGGATCTGGTTGCCGGCGCGCAGCACTTTCCGAAGCTCGCTGATGCCGTCGCCGTCGAAATCGCACCGGATGTAGCACTCGGTCAGCCACACCAGTCGCTGGCTCTCGTCTGAGGTGCTGATCATGTCGGACTGGATGTAGGCCATCTCGTCGTCGTAGGCCAGGCGCTCGATGCGCTCGGCGTTGAGGCTGGTGGCTTGGTCGTCGCCTGAGATCAGGTCGACATTCTTGTAGCCCATGGACTTCAGGTCGCTGATGGTGCGCGCCACGCGGTGAGCGCAGAAGACGGCCGTGTCGATGGTCTTGGCCTGCCGGCTGATCAAGAACTCCTCCGGCGGCACGTTGTCCACGCGGACCTGGCCGCACTTGGTCGAGCGCTTGCAGGTGACGTCGTAAACCATGACCGGCGGCGCTTGCTGGATCTGCGCGATCTGCGCCTGGATCTGCTCCACAGCCTGGGCGGCCTGCGGGTCCATCTGGGCGGCCTCGCTGGCCTGCATCAGCTGCATGGTGAGGGTCTTGATGGCCTCGTCGCGCTGCTCTTGGTCTTCCTCGTCGGGGCGCGCGGCCTGCTCGGTGATGACGATCTCGTCGTCGTCCATCAGCTCGGCCAGCTCGACGTCAGACAGGCCGCGGTAGTCCTCGCGCTTTTCCTCGTGGCGATCGTCCCACCAGACCTTGATGATGCCGCGCTTGCTCAGCAGCGCATCCTTCATCCAGCGGTAGGTGATGCCTTCCCCGTCGTTGCGCTGGTGGAACAGGTAGTTGATGTAGTCGGTGGCCTGCTCGGCCTTGGCCTCGTCGCCGGGCTTTTGCGGCTCAAACGACACCACCTGCTCGCTGCCGGCAAACTTCACCATCAGCTGCGGAAGCATAGACTCGATGGTGTTGCGCACGTCGGGGCTCACGACGGAGCTGCGGCCCTCGACCTCGGGCGGCGCCAGGTCGCCGAAGGCCTCGCCCAAGTAGTAGCGCATGGCTTTTTGCCTTTGCGCTGACAGCTTGCCGCTGTAGTAGCCCACGGCCTGGCGCATCTGCTGGTCGGTGATCGACCGCAGGGTGTCTTCGGACATTCGTGCCATGGGTTACCTATGCGTAGCTCAGGCGCGGGTAGCTGATCGCCCCGCCCCAGGTTTCGTTTGTCATCGCGTCAGCGTTGAGCGCCAGATACCGGAAAGCATCGGCGCCGTGCGAAAACTCGTCGTGCACCGGGTTGCCGGGCTCGTTTGTCGTCGTGTTGATCTGCCGGCGGTAGCGCTTCAAGCACTCCACCAGACGGGCCGCGCGGTCCTTGTTGAAGTACACCCGGCTGAAGATGTCGCGGGCGCGCTTGATGCCCTGCTCGACGTCCATCGATGGCGTGCGCTGCACAGACCAGCCCAGCGCCTGCAAGATCTCGGCGTCTTGCTTGCCGGTCTGGTGCTTGCGTGCAAAGCCGTCGTGCGGCAGGTAGTGCTCGCCCCACTGGATCGGCTGGCCGTCCAGCGTCAGGGCCCGAAGCTCGGCCGAGTAGTCGGCCAGCGTGCGCTGCGTGCCTTCGATGTAGTGAAT